TTGCTATATATGGAGGATATAAAATCATGTAATTTTTATTTTGACAATGGAACGACTAAGAACAATAAAACAACGTATGCACCATTTTACAACGAAGTTACATTTAGTGGCAACAGATATTCTTTAAGTTTTGGAGAAGAAAAAAGTGTTTTAGATGATACTGTATTATTAAATGGACTATTTAAAATTTACTATAATAGTTATTTAAGTAATTTATTCAACCCTAAATGTAACTTCGTTGTAAAATGGTGCATACGTTGTTTTATTGTTCTTAGTCGTTCCATTGTCGTTGATTACAAAATTAAGATTGAATGATAGGTTAATTATTAGAGACAAAAGATACATTATTAACGAACTTAAATCTGACATTACAAGCGGTGAGGTTGACTTGGCTTTGATTAATGATTTTAGACCAATGATTAATGCTAACATTCCATTAAGTGTTCCTAGTGATGGCGGTACTATTAAAGCGCCTGTAGTAGTTCCAACATGGAGTACAACAGGCACGGGGGTATCAACTCCTTATTCTGGTGTTACATTTTCAGGCACAACATTTACTAGTGATGGGTGGGTTGATATTACAATACCAGCAAATTCTACTCCTGTTGTTCCTGTTGTTTCAGAATCATCTACAGATCCTTGGATTACAGAAGATGGATTCAATGTTATTACCGAAGATTGGACTACAAAAGTTATACAAATAAATTACACTAACACGGACGCTACAGGCACAGATATTATATATTCATTTAATTTAAACCAAGAATGATAGAGCAAATTATAGCACTGTTACGCATAGATAATTTCTATGGTGTAAGTGAAAACATAGACATAGCAAAGGGGAAGTATTTATTGTCAGATTCATTTCGCGCAAACTACAAACAAGGCAAAAGAGAGTTATTATTGAAAGCAAAGCAACATGGCAGAAAAGAAAGTAATTGAACTTGAAGTAAAGACAAACACAGCATCCCTTAAAGCACAATTAAGAGAAGCACAAAATGAAGTACAAGCACTATCTGATAAGTTTGGTATTACTTCAAAAGAAGCTACGGAAGCAGCAAAGAAAGCAGCACAACTTAAAGACGCTATCGGAGATGCTAAAGCCTTAACAGACGCGTTCAACCCTGATGCTAAATTCAATGCTTTATCCACTTCTATTAGCGGAGTGCTTAACGGGTTCCAGGCATTCGAGGGTGCGCTAGGATTGGTTGGTGTTGAGGGAGAAGCTGTACAAAAAACTTTATTGAAAGTGCAATCTGCAATGGCATTGTCAGAAGGTATAAATGGAATTATGGCAGCTAAAGATTCATTTGTGAATTTAGGTAATGTTATAAAAACAAGTTTAGTTTCTGCATTCTCATCTTTAAAAACTGCAATAATAACTACAGGAATAGGAGCTTTAGTTATAGCAATTGGGTTACTGCTTCCTAAAATATTAGAGTGGGCAGATTTTACAGGAAGAGCTAAAAAAAAGCAAGACGAACTTAATACTAGTTTAGAAGACCATCAAAAAGCACTACGTAAAGATAGAGAGGAATTAAAAAAAGATTTAGACTTTAAAATTAGATTAGCTGAAGCAGAAGGGAAATCTGGAAGTGAACTTTTGAAATTAAAAGAATCTAATGCTAATAAAACAAATGCTCAAATATACAAGGAAATTGAATCCGCACGCGCAAGATTAAAAGTATTACGTGAGGTTGATTTAGGAGTAATGGCATCAAGTAAAGAAGAATACGACGAACTTGTAAAGAAAAACATTGCTAAACGTAAAGAAGTAGTAAAAGAAATAAACGATTTAAAAGCAGAGATAAAAGCTGGAAATCAAGATTTACTTGTTGAAAAAACAAAGTTTGAAACTGAAAGCACAAAAATTGTAGAAAAAGCAGAAAAAGGAAAAACAAAAGTAGTTGATGAAGAAGCAAATAAAAGAAAGGCAAAACTAGAACAGGACAAAATAGATTTAATAAATCAAGAACAAGAAGATATAGTTCGTTGGATTGAGAACGAAAATACACAAGCAGAATTAGAGAGACAAGCTAAAGCAGATAAATTAAAACAAGAGGAAGAATTTATAGGGTTATTAGTTGAACTAGACGACCAAGCAAGAGAAGAAAAAAAGACTAAGGACGCAAAAGATTTAGAGGATGCTAAAATTTTACAAGCTGCAAAATATGACGTGGTAAGAAATGGTTTATCTACAATAGGAAATTTAGCTACTGCATTTGCTGGTGAGTCAGAGAAAGAACAAAAGAGAGCGTTTGAGATTCAGAAAGCAGCTAACATTGCAGGTGCAATTATAGATACTATTCGTGCAACAATTGGGGCTTTTAAAAGTGGTAATGCTATTGGTGGTCCTATATTAGGTTTTGCTCAGGCTGGTATAGCTGCTGCTGGTGGTGCTGTAATGATTAGACAATTGGAGCAATCTTCATTTAATGCAAGAGGAGCTTCAAACGCACCAAGTAATACAGGTGGAAATAATAACCAAGTAATCACTCCTAACTTTAATATTATAGGTAATCAAAACCAAACGCAATTAGCACAATTAAATCAACCGCCAATTAAAGCGTATGTTGTAGGTTCGGATGTGACTACGCAACAAATGTTAGATAAGAAAAAAGTACAAAATGCAACCTTATAAGTTATATTAATATGAAGAATTTACAAAACATTGAACTAACTATTAAAGACGAGCAAGAGCAAGGAGTCTTCGCTATAAGTTTTGTCGACAGGCCAGCAATTGAGGAAGATTTTATTTTGCTTTCTGAGATGGAAGTTGAAATGAAAGTAATCGACGAAAATAAACGCGAGGTAATTGGACTTGCATTGGTCCCTGAAAAAAAGATTTTAAGACGCATTAAAGACAAAGAATTTACAGTGTCATTTAGTGCTGAAACAATTGCTAAAACGCAAGAGCTTTACATGAAGAAATTGTACGGAAATAACGTAACAGTTGACCATGCAGAAAACGTTGACGGTGTAGCTTTAATTGAGTCATGGATAGTTGAAGATAGTAAGAACGATAAATCAAATATCTACAAACTTAATGCACCTGTTGGAAGTTGGGTAGTGAAGATGAAAGTTTACAACGAGGAAGTTTATCAAGGGATTAAAGATGGTAAGTTTAACGGGTTTAGCATTGAGGGTAAGTACGACGGATTAGAGCAATTAGAAATGCAAGATGACGTACTAAATGAGATTAAAGACTTACTAGAAAAACTATGAGTGAAATACCATATTTTGTAAGGTATAAAGATGTAACTAGCTTAGATAGTACGGATAGTCTATATTTAGACGATGCTACGAGTGATGTACCAAAGAAGATATCGTATAGTAATTTCACGAGTTCTATATCCACGAATATTGCTACAGGGAATATAATCTTTGTAACTAGCAAGTCAGACTTACCAACTGCGGTGAGTGGTGTAATAACTTTAGAAGCTAATAAGACATATTTCTTTACTACGATAGTTGACCTAACAGGTGATAGATTAGTGTGTGGCGCAAATACCACGATACTAGGTGGATCTTCTGAGAATTGTGTTATTAAGTCTACAGGGTTAAGTTCGTCAACAGCATTGATTACATCTGTATATTCTTTACCTATTCGTAATATTACAATCACACATGGAACTGCTTTAAATCTAGATGGAGATGGTACTAGTACCGCACTAGATTGGTTTGGTGTAAACTTTACCGATTGTACTACGATTGGAACTATTAAAGACTACACGAATTTTATCATGCAAGATTCAGCATTTTTGAATAGTGGCGGTATGACTTTAGATGGTACAATCGGTACTGTTGGATTCACACAATGTCTATTTGATTGTGCTACAACGACTACAGGGATAACTATTGCATCTACGGCTAACATTACGCGTAGATTTAGGATTATATACTCTTCATTTGTAACGTTAAGTGGTGAAACTTCTATCAATGTTAGTTCAAGTGCTACAATCGGTAACGAAAGATATATTTTAGATACTGTTAATTTTAGTGGTGGGGGTACTTACATTACAGGAGTTGACCAAACGTCTAACAAGTCATTGTTTGTTAATTGCGTAGGAATAACGAATACAGCTGTTAATGGTCAATTGTATATGCAAGGTAATACTACCGCTACTACAGTAAGTGCTTCTAGTACGTTTTATAAAGTATCAGGAACAACTACAGCAAGCTCGGATAATTCAAAATACATCCATGCAAATAATAGACTTACAAACGATGCTGCAATTAGTCGTAAATACTTAATTCAATGTATACTTTCTTTTAACTCTTCAGCGAATGACGTATGCGAGTTTGGTTTTTATGATAGTAAACTAAGTGCTATACGTACTCCATCGAGAACTAAGGCGACTTCGAACGCTTCGGGTCGTGCTGAGAATGTATCGTTTAGTTGTGTTGTGTCGCATACTAATGGTGACTATTTGGAGATACATTGTTCTAACACTTCAGGTGCAAGGAATATCACGGTAGACCAATTAAATTTCATAGTAACAGAAATAAAATAAATATAACATGGAAAAAAAAGCAAGAGTTTCAAAAGCATCACCAAAAGGTGGTAAGAGAGGGTGTCTATGTAAAGACGGAAAATACTCCTCTGAATGTTGTGATGGTACATTACCAGCACAAGGAATTGGAAGTGAGTCAGCGCAATCCACAGCGACTATTAATCACACTGTAGTTGAACGAGTTATCTCTGAGTCTAGAGGGTAATTTAAAACAAACTATTTAATAATTAGTTAATAATATATGGAAAAAGAAACACTTTTAAAAAAGGTTAAAAACTTTCTTATTGAACTTACAGGTGTTGAGCCAGAAGTTTTAGAAACGAAGTTAGAAGACCAAGTATTAGCAGATGGTCAAACGACTATCCAAGCTGATATGTTTGAAGCAGGACAAAACGTATTTATCGTAGTTCCTGATTCCGAGCCTGTGCCACTTCCTGTTGGTGAATATGAACTAACGGATGGTAAAATCTTAGTAGTAAAAGAAGAGGGAGTTATTGACTCTATCGTTGAAGCTACTGAAGAGAACACTGAAGAGCCTAAAGAGGAAGAGATTCCTGTTGAAGCTGAAAAAACACCTGAACAAACGAAGGTTAAAAAAATCGTACGTTCACAAGTTGAAGAGCAACATTTCTCCGCATTGGAAGAAAAGATTGCAGAGTTAGAAGCTAAGATTATTGAGCTTTCTAAGGTTACTGAAGAAGTGGTTGTTGAGCTAGCAGAAGAGCCAAAACCTATACAATTCAACCCTGAGAATTCTCAAACAGTTGAGCACATCGACTTAACACCAGGTAAAGCGAGAAGTATTCGCGACAACATTTTAGAAACAATTTATAAATAAAATAAACTATGCCAACTACAACATCATTGACGACTACATATGCTGGTCAACATTCAGGAATGTGGGTTAAAGCTGCTTTATTAAGCGGTAACACATTATCTAACGGAGGTATGACTATCATGCCTAACATTGCTTACAAAGCGGTTATTAACAAATTGAGTACAGACGGACTTTTAGCAAATGCTAGTTGTGATTTCTCTGCTACTTCTACAGTAACTATTACAGAGCGTACATTAACTTTAGAGAATTTCCAAGTTAATTTATCTTTATGTAAAAAAGACTACATCACTTCTTGGCAATCAGAAGAAATGGGATTCTCTGCAAACAAAGTTTTAGCTAAATCTTTTGCTGATTACTTACTTGCATTCGTAGTAGAGAAAGTTGCTTCTGCTATCGAGACATCTATTTGGAATGGTGTTAATGCTACTGACGGACAAGTTGCTGGTATCATGACATTATTAACTGCTGATGCTTCTTTACCAACTGCTAACGAGGTTGCTGGTACAACTGTTACTGCTGCTAACGTTATAGAAGAGCTTGAAAAAATTTACAAAGCGATTCCTGCTGCAGTATACGGAGCTGACGACTTGAAAATCTATGTATCTCAAAACATCGCTAAATCTTATATCTCTGCATTAGGTGGTTTTGGAGCTTCAGGATTAGGTTCTAATGGTACTGATAATAAAGGTACACAATGGTACACTAACGGAACTTTAACTTATGGTGGTATTCCATTATTCGTAGCAAACGGATTGACTGCTAACCAAGCAATCGCTGCTCAAACTTCTAACTTATTCTTTGGTTGTGGTTTGTTAAACGATGCTAACGAAGTTAAGTTGTTAGACATGGCTAACTTAGATGGTTCAGACAATGTAAGAGTTGTTATGAGAGCTGGCTACGCTGTTAACTACCACTCAGTATCAGATATCGTAACTTACGGAATCACAAATTCCGCTAACTAATCACTAGCAAACAAATACTAGGGGAAGGAGATTAAC